ACGGTGTCTTCACAATACAGCACAACCAAGCGCCGACTGTACCTACGAATCTTTCTCCAAGTGGAGGAACACCAAAAGACCGTGGTTCCGTGATTCGTCTATCTTGGCAACACAACGATGCAAACGGTGATCCGCAAGCACAATTCGATTTACAATGGCGGAAACAAGGAGATACAACGTGGAATACTATTAGTCAAGCAACGCCCGATCAGTATTGGGATGCGCCAGCGAATACGTTTCCGAAAGGCGAAATTGAATGGCAAGTGAGGACATATGACCAAGCGGGGCTTTCTTCACCATTTAGCAATATTCAAACATTCTTTGCAGGGGATAAGCCAGCGAATCCGACGATCACCAATATCACGGATGGTTCGATTGTTCCTGTTGCAACTCCAGTAGTTCAATGGAGTTCTGTTGGCCAAACTGCCTATCATGTGAAAGTGCTGGAAAGCAACGATGATTTATTATGGGAACTTCAAGCGAACAGTGCCAATAAAGCACAAACGATTCTTTACGCACTTCAAAATAACACAGATTACAAGATTCAACTTGCGATTAAAAATGCTGATGGAATTTTGTCTGATTTTGTATCAGTCAACATTCATGTTTCTTACACGCCGCCAGCTTTTCCGATTGTTACAACTACAAAAGGTGAGGGGATTATCACGATCTCGATTGATAATCCAACTCCATCCGGTACGCAACCGAATGTGTCTTACAACGACTTATATCGCCGAAAACAAGACGAATCAAGTTGGACACGAATTGCAACGAATATATCAGCTGATGCTTCTTTTGTGGATTACACGCCCGCATCCGGGCAAGTTTATGAATATTACGTTCGTGCATGGGGAGACAACGGAACATATTCCGATAGTTTGATAGTCAGTGAATCTATTTCTTTTACAGGAGTATTGCTTCACGAAGCAGACAACCCTTTAGAAACACTTCGTCAATTCAAATTCGTGAGTGATCGAAGTGAAAGCTGGCAACCGACTGCGGCAATGATGCAATTCGCAGGGCGGAGATTGTCGGTTGCTGAATATGACGAAACCGAGCAACGTTCTGTCAGTGTAAAGCTAAACTTGCTTAAAAACAGCGGTGATCGAGAAGCTCTTGAAAAATTGATTCGTTCGAAAAATACACTTTGCTATCGCGATGCGAGAGGAAGAAAAATGTTTTGTCATGTGTTCCGGTTACCAGTCGATGACGAGGTTTACGGCAATACTGTCAGTCTTACATTTGAAGAAGTTTCGTACACGGAGGAAGTATAGCCATGCTTTCGCTAGTCAATTATCCTTATTCACGGCAAGAAATCATTGACGCACTCCACGGGAAGTATGGCCAACGTCATTTTAAATTTCGTTATGATTTACTTGATAAGAACGACAAGAAAATAGGTGAATTAGATTCAGTTGTAGATGGGGAAGTCAGTATGGCTTCCCTTGATTCTATTAAGCGGACAGCGAGGTTTCGTTTAAAAGATCGTGGGGAAATCAATTGGTTGAGCGACCGTATTCAACCTTTTGCCCTTTTAAGGATGAGAGACGGGAAATATATCGAGTTTCCACTCGGTATTTTTCTTTTGTCGAGTCCAACGAGGAAGGACGAAAACAAATCGGTGTATCGTGATGTAGAAGCATACGACGGTCTACTGATTTTGCGAGATGACAAGTTTGACACTCGTTATACCGTTACGGCAGGTACGAATTATCGGCAAGCAGTCATTGATATTTTGACTTCTGCCGGCATAACAAAGCACAACATCGAGCAAACAGACAAGGTGTTGCCTGTCGATATGGAATTTGAGCCGGGAAAGGAAAAGTTGGAAGCAGTCAACGCACTCTTGCAAGCGATCAACTATACGCCGTTGTATGTCGATGTGTACGGATATTTTACGAGCATGACGTACAGGAGTCCTTCCATCTGTGCGGCAGAATACACATATAAAGATGATGAATTGTCCATCATTTATCCCGGTATAGAAGAAGAACTGGATCTTTTCAGTGTGCCGAACAAGTGGATAGTCGTGTCATCACAAGCCGAGCGCAATCCTCTTACATCAATGTATATCAATAGCAATCCCGATAGTCCTACTTCTACGGTCAATCGAGGTCGAACCATCGTTGACTACAGGGAAGTGACGGACATTGCCGATCAGCAGTCTTTGGATGCTTATGTCCAGCGAATTGCTTTCGAGGCTTCACAAGTCTATGGGAAGTTGACGTTTGATACGGCATTGAATCCACTCCATGACTATATGGACGTATTACAAATTCAATATTCTGCGCTTGGTATCAACGATAAGTATTCAGAAACAGGTTGGACAATGCCACTCAAAGCGGGGGCTCGAATGAAGCATGAAGTCCGAAAGGTGGTGTCCATATGATAGACCACGAGTTTTTTCTCTCCAACTTCATGAACAAGAAAAAAGAAAAAATCATTCAATTCGCGAGGGTGGACCCGAATTACAGCAGTGGTCGCCCTCGTTTGATTTTTGACGGAGAAACGACTGTAAGTGGCAAAGCATACCCGTATTTAGCGAGTTATGCACCTGCTGCAAACGATCGGGTGATGCTTGTAAAAGGAGTTATTGTAGGGAAAATTGTTTAGAAAGGCGGAGATAAAATGGAAAGATTAGATGTTGCATTCAAAACCGGCGCAGCCATTGTTGGTGGTCTTGCCGGTTTGATTTTTGGCGAATCAATTGGATTGCTTGTTGCGTTATTTTGGATGTCGGTTATCGATTACGGAACTGGAATGGCTGCCGGTTACACAGAAAAAACGTTATCTAGCAAGGTTGGGTTTAAAGGCATTACTAAAAAAATGATGATCTTTGTAATGGTTGCCCTTGCTCACCAAGTCGATAGCGCACTCGGGACAAAAAATATGTTACGAGATGCGACTATCGTTTTTTATATGGCCAACGAGCTGCTAAGCATTTTTGAAAATGCAGGACGAATGGGAGTACCAGTGCCGGAACGACTTACACAGGCGGTAGAAGTGTTGAAAGGAAAAAGTGGGAAAGGAGAGGATAGAAAATGACAGGGAAAATCGTTGACTTGTCGCATCATCAACCTTCAAATAAAATAAATTGGTCTTTGGCAGCTAAAGATATTGATCTTGTTATTATTCGTGTTCAATACGGATCTAAAACAGAAGATAGAGAGCATAAAAATCATGTAGCAAATGCTAAAAAATACGGTATTCCATTCGGTCACTATGCTTACGGATGCTTTGTTAATGTAAATGACGCTATAACAGAAGCAAATGACTTCCTTAAACGTGCAGATAAAGACGCTAAATTTCTTGTACTAGATGTTGAAGATGATACTGTTAAGGCATGCGGAACTAAAAACCTTGCACAAGCAAGTCAAGCATTCATAGATACATGTAAAAAAGCTGGTTATAAGTTGGGCTTTTATACATCTCATGAATTATATAAGCAATATGGGTTAGATAAGGTGAAAGCTGACTTTTTATGGCTACCTAGATATGGTTCTGATAACGGTACACCACAAACAAAACCTGCTTATCCTTGTGATCTTTGGCAATATAGCCAAAAATGCAAAGTAGCATGGTATGACGGTTTTGTTGACTTGAATTTGTTGAACGGTTCTAAGCCTTTAGATTGGTTCACAGGCAAACAAGCACAGGTTGCTGCTGAAAATAAACCGAACAAAGAGGAGGAGATTGAATTGTATCAACCATCTAATCAAGCTATCGTAAACAGTACAGCTGTTGTATTATCCAGACTCGAAAAGAAAGATCTCGGGGCCATTAGTCCGGAGTGGCGGGAGAAGCTTCAAAAAGGTGAACTGATAGTTAGTGATGCAATCGGTTTAATTTACGTTGCTTTAGAAAGGGAACTTATTCAAGGCAGCAATAAATAAGAAAAAGGCCCCTCTCCTAAAAGGAGAGGGGCAAAATTTTTTTATAATATCTATTGACCTAAGGCAACAGATATTATATAATAAAGACATAGAAAGGAGGTGACAAAAAGGG